ACCGCCAACACACCGAAAACCAAATCCACAATAGAAACGGGTGTACGTATATGGCTCATGAACCGCGCTACGCCAACGGCAATGCACGCCGAAAGCTGCAGGCAGGCTAGGCTGCGTGCCGAAGAGCGTCCGTGCTGGATATGCCAGGTAATGGGCAAGACGGGGTGCATCGACTACTCGCTCAGGTTCCCGCACCCGTACTCGTTCGTGATAGACGAGCTGGTGCCAATCTCGAGGTACTGGCTGGGCGGCTACCCAACAGCACAAGCTGCGGCGCTTGACTACGGCAATCTGGCGGCCGCGCACAAGTGCTGCAACGAGTGGCGCGGCAACAGGACCGTTAACGAGGTCATGAGAATCGCGAACGGCAGGAAGGATGCCAAAAGGTTGCCGTCGAAGGTACGCACGTCGCGAGACTGGCGCGTAGGGACTTGAGAAGAGGTGGTTTGATGCCGAAGAACAAGCCTTTGGAGACTTCCACTCCGACAAGCATAGAGGAGAGGTTGATCGCCAACGACGAGGCGGGAATGGTGTATGAGGTCGTGCGGAAGTATGCCCGCGTGCTGGACATGACCGACTCGGGGCGCGACATCAAGCCGCTCGCCACAGGGATGTTCGAGGCGATGGACAGGTGGAAGGCGCTCACCGGCAACGGAGACGAGGACACGCCGGATGCCGACATCAGCAAGCGCCTTGAGTCCATGCGGTCGAAGATGGCGAAAAATGGCAGGTAGGCGCAGGAGGATAGGCAACCAGACGCCGACATACACATATGCAGCCCAATACGAGTACACGGAAGGTGCGCTTGCCGCGGAATACGCGGACTCATACGGGATGTCGCCCCATCCATGGCAGCACACGGTGCTTGATGACTGGCTGGCAGTGGACAGGGACGGGACGCTGCTGAACTCGCTGTGCATCCTGCCAGTCCAGAGGCAGAACGGAAAGACCGGCGTGTGCGACCCGCGAGAGACGTGGGGATTGAGGTTCCGAAACGAGCGGATACTGCACACCGCGCAGGAGTACCAGACCTCGCGCGTGGCGTTCGACCGACTGCGCGAGAAGTTCGGCGAGTGCAGGCACGACATAAACGCGAAGTACCCGGAGCTTAACAGGCTGGTCGACAGGTACACGACGAGCGCCAATCAGATGATTCTTGACCTCAAGGACGGCGGGCACATCGAGTTCCGCACGCGCGGCAGCGGCGGTGACATGGGACGCGGAGGCACGTTCGACCTGATAGTGATAGACGAGGCCCAGAGCTACACGGACGAGCAGGACGCGGCCCTATCTCCTCTGAATAGCGCCGCACCATCAGGCTCGCCGCAGACGATACTCATGGGTACGGTGCCGGACCCTCGCAGGCCGCACAAGGGCGAGGTGTTCATGCGCCTGCGAGACATGGCTCACATCGACCCCTATGAAGGCCTTTGCATTCACGAGTGGGGCGCGTCCGAGGTCGGCGACGTGACCGACGAGGACAGGTGGTACGAGTACAACCCGTCGCTTGGGTTGCAGCTTCTGATAAGCGGTTTGCGCAAGAACAGCAAGGGCATGAGCGCCGAGACGTTCGCACGCGAGCATTTGGGATGGTGGGGCGGCGTCGTGTCAGCGATAAAGCCCATAGACAGGGCGCTGTGGAACACATGTTGCATAAGCGACGGCGACGCGAAAGCGTTGCAAGGACAGCCGGTGTACTCGGTGAAGTTCAACAAGGACGGGCAGGTCGGGTCGATAGCGGTGTGCATGATGCCGGAAGACAACAGGCAACGCCCGCACGTCGAGTACGTCGACAGCTGGCCGCTGAACAGGGGAATCGGAAGGTTCCTCGAATGGCTCACCGACGCCTCGGAACATGCCGTGGCCATAGTGCTGGACGGCAGGAGCGACGCGATAACGCTGTACGGAAAGCTGGTCGCATCGGGCGTTGACGAGGACCTGCTTATACTGCCCAAGTCCTACGAGGTCGCCGACGCATGCAGCGGCTTCGTGAACGCAGTGAGGTCACGCGAGCTTACGCACATAGACCAAGAGCAAACGAGCGACGCGCTGCACAAGTGCACCAAGCGGAAGATAGGCAACGCGGGCGGCTACGGTTTCGATTCGAAGGAACCCGTCGATGCGACCATTGCCGAGTCCATGGCGCTCGCCCACTGGTGGGCGGCCAAGACCATGCGCGAGCCAGCCGAGGAGATGATGATCAACCTATGATGGACCTAGCTTGGACGAGGAACGCAAGCGGCCTCACCACCTCCGAGGCCGAGGAGCTGGACGCGTTGCTTGCCGTCTACCGAAGAACGCGCCGCCGCAATGAGCTGATAGAGGACTACTACGAGGGCGACGTGATGGCCAAAGACATCGGCGTGGACATACTGCCGCCGGAGGCCAAGGAGCGCGTCCACGTGGACCTGAGCTGCGATTGGGCGCGCAAGGCCGTGAAGGCGCTCGCCAACCACGTGAGGTTCGACGGGTTCGTGTTCGAGGGCCGAGAAGGCATGGACGAGGGCCTGAGGCGGGCGCTCGGCAGGATGGACTTTGACGCCGAGTTCTCGCGGACGCGGGTGGGCACGCTCAAGAAGGGGTGCGCGTTCGCCACCGTGAACAACTTCGGCACGAGCGCCAGCGTCACCTTCCACTCCGCCGACAGCGGCGCGGCGCTGATGAACGAGGCCACGGGTAGGATTCGCAGCGGGTTCGTCATTGCCGACTGCGGCAGGACGGACTGGGCGCCGCGCAAGTCCGTGGTCCGTCAGGTCAACCTGCACATGCCGGGCAATCGCGTCGCCATCGTGCGCGACTCGCCGTCCGACAGCCACGTGGAGCGCGTGGAGACGCCGCCGGGCGCGATGATGATGGTGCCGTTCGTCTACGAGCCGACCGACAAGAAGCCGCTCGGCGGGACACGAATCACCAAGGACGTCCAGAGCGTGATGGACCAAGTGCTCAGCGCCCGTCTGGCCATCGCCATATCGCAGGCGTTCTACGCGATACCGATGCGCGCCGTGCTGGGACTGACCGATGCCATGTACAACGCCCTCAAGGACAAGCCGCAATGGAGCATGTACATCAACCCGATGCTGCTTGCGACGATGGATAGGAACGGGCACACGCCGACCATCGCACAGCTTCCGTCGAACAGTCCGCAGTCGCTCATAAGCGTCATAGAGCTGCAAGCGAAGCTGTTCGCGGCGGCGACGGGCGTGCCATTGCAGTCGCTGGGAATCGTGCAGGACAACCCAAGCAGCGCCGAGGCCATCGTGGAGGCTCGGCGCGACCTCATAGAGGACGCCCAGACGTTCGAGGACGAGCACCTGATACCGGCGCTCCGCAGGATAGCGCTGCTGGTGATGATGGTCGAGAGCAACAAGGCCAGCATCGACGACCTCGACGACGTGCAGCGCTCGGTCATGCCGCACTTCAGGAACCCCGCCATGCCGTCCATCGCGGCGACCACGGACGCGGCCATGAAGATAGCCTCCGTGAAGCCGGAGTTCGCGAGCACGGACGTGTTCTTTGAGATGATGGGCTTCGACCAGGCGACCATCGCCCGCGTCAACTCGCAGATGAGGATGAACCAGGCGAGGGCCAACGTGGGCGCGGCCATGGGCAACCAGCCGATACTTGCGGGCAGGACCGGCACGTTCGGGGACGAGCCCAAGACGCCACGCGCCACCACCCAGCCAGCGACGGTGGTGGTGGCCGATGAGGATTAGCGTCGGAGACCTGCGCTACTACCGCGACTCCATGCAGTCCATAGGTCAGCTTGCCAGCGAGCACGTGCGCGAGTCCGTCCAGTCCTTGGGGGACGGCGCGGGCGTGACGGCCATGCGCGAGGCAGCGATTGCGGCCATCACCGAGTCCGTGGGCATCCACGGCGAGATGGCGCAGGCGCTCGCGGCGCGGCTGTTCGACGAGGTTTGCGCGGCCGAGGGCGTTGGCTCCCCGACGTTCGAACTGTACGACGACATCATCGACTACGGGATGCTGGAGGAGAAGGTCCGGTGGGCTGCGCAGTACCTCGCGGACCGCGACGGCGGCGAGAGGTTCATGGACGAGTGCAGCGTGCTCGCCGAGATGTACGCGTGGCGCTGCAACCGCGACTCGACCATCCGCAATTGCGAGCGGAACGGGCTGAGGTACGCGAGGGTGCCGACCAACTCTAACCCGTGCGAGTGGTGCGTGATGCTCGCGAGCCGTGGGTTCGTGTACAGCAGCGCGGACAACGCCGAGGCGGGAAGTCACGAACACTGCAAGTGCGTGGTCGTCCCAGGGGGGCCGAGCACTACCATCGAGGGGTACGACCCGGACGGATACTACGACATGTGGGGCGGCATGGTCAATGCGAGGGCCTACGAGCGGGCAAAGCGCAACGGCACGTCCATGGAGGTCGAGAGAGCCGGAATCATGCGGCGGTACGGCGAGGCGGCGAAGCGAGCGAAGGCTAGGCACAAACGCTAACGTGCATCCACTAACATGCCGGAGGCCCCCTTCACTTTCACAACGGGGTGGGTAGGGGGTGGCGGCACTTGAGCCACACCCCACCCCGTGACAGTGAAGGTGGGAAGTGAAACTGACCCTTATATATATGGCTTCACTTACTAGTAAATAAGCAAGTTAAGCCGCTTTACTTACTAGTAAATAAGTAAATAAAGCCGCTTTACTTACGAGTTTACGATAACAAATAAGAAAGTCCGCAGGTAGACACTAGTATCTAAAGCCGCTTCACTTGCTTATTTACTAGTTGCGAGAAATACCATTTCGGAATATCAAGCAAAGAATGCCCTAAAAGTTATTATGCACCTAGGGTTGCACAAAAGCGGACAGTATATAAAACATTGAAACGCAAGGCACCCTGCGGGCGTGCCGTCGGATTGACTTGGGGGACACATGGCAGAGACTCGCACGCTCAACGAGCGCTACGCGGAAATCGGGAAGGCGCTCATCGAGGTCGAACCGTCGTTCAAGAGCATACGCGAGGGCGAGGCGGCCATCGCATACCTCGGTAGCGACTATGCAAAGCGCAGCAAGGGCCGCGCCGTCTACGGGGAGTGCGAGAAGGTGGCCGACAAGAACAAGTGGGCGATTCCCGCCGACTTCCTCATCGTGGTCTACGAGCCGAACTGCGTGGGCATGGATGACGAGCACCTGAGCAGGCTCATCTTCCACGAGCTCCTGCACGTCGGCATCGGTTGGGACAAGGACGGCAACGAGGTTCATTCCATCGTCCCACACGACTTGGAAGACTTCCGCGAGTGCGTTGACCGATGGGGCACCGACTAGATAGCGGGCCAGCAGTTACACCGAGCACAACAACTCTCAACTCGCTGAATCGAGCCGTCCACGTGGCGGCTCTTTTCATACCCACGCACCGTGGCGCGCGGACAAGTCGCCACGCCGACACCTGCTGGGGCAGGGGAAAGGAGGCCAGAGATGGCTGAACCGACCACCACCGAACAGATGGATGGGAGCAAGACCATACAGACGGGCTCAGCTGACCCGTCTGGAAGCGGCAACGAGCCGAGGACGTTCACGCAGGAGCAGGTGGACAGCATCGTCAAGGAGCGGCTCGCCCGCGCCAAAGCGACGCCGCCTGCCGACTATGACGAGCTGAAGGCCAAGGCCGCAAGGCTGGACGAGATCGAGGACGCGCAGAAGACCGAGCTCGAGCGCATCACCGAGCAGGCCAGCAAGGCGCAGGCGAGCGCCGACGACTGGCAGGCGAAGTTCGAGCAGCTGCAGGAGCAGCGCCAGCGGGAGTTGGACGTCCGCAAGGCCGCGACCGAGTACGGCGTGGATGCCGAGGTGCTCATGCGCATGGGCGGCGACGTGGACGAGAACGCCAAGTTCCTGCAGGGCAAGGAGGCCGCGCGCCCGAAGTTCGGCTCGATGAGCGATGGCGGTGAGCAGGGGCAACCCGCGCAGACGCTGGAAGAGGCGCTGAAGGGCGTCAAGGGCACAAACGAGCGCATCCGAATCCGCGCTGAGTTCAAAGCAAGGAATCGCAAGTAACGAGAGCATAGGAGGCCAGACATGGCAGTCACTCCCAACACAATCACATCGCAGGACACCATCGAGGCGGTGTTCTCCGAGTACATCAGTCGCTACCAGGGCGAGTTCGACCGCTTCCAGGAGATGGTCGGATTCTTCCCGCCTGAGGTCGTGCAGGCTGGAACGTCCCTGTTCAAGTACGTCGTGAGCGGGCAGCTCACCGACCAGGCGATCGACCCCGGCACCGTTGTCTACGAGAAGACGAAGGACACCGACGTCGTTGCTGGCAAGAAGTACTACACCGAGTCCGGAGGCGTCTACACCGAGGTCCAAAACCCCGCGAAGGCCAGTCTCAAGGACTACTACGTGGCCTACGCCTCCGCAGGCAGCTCCGCCGGTAAGACCTACGTGGAGGGCGACAAGATCTCGCTGAGCCACTTCGACCTAACCAAGGAGTACATCGGCGACGTGAACTTCATTCCGTACCGCATCCGGATCACCGCGCAGGCCATCCAGCGCGGCGGCTTTCAGAACGCCCTCACCCGCTTCGTCGAGAAGGCGTACAAGCAGCTACGAGCCGACACGGTGAGCGACATCTTCAACTGGATCAACCTGTTCGACGGCGCGACCGTGGCAAGCCCGGTACAAGGCAGCACGTGGAACCTCCAGCAGATGCTCGCCCACACCGAGGAGATGCTGCTCAACACGCTTGAGACGAACCGCGAGAACGACACCGACATCGTCCACTTCCTGAACCGCTCCGACGTGTACGACTACCTTGCGGACGCGACCATCACCACGCAGGACCTCTTCGGCATGACCTATCTGGAGAACTTCCTCGGCATCAACAAGGTGTTCCTGACCAACCGCGTGGCTCGTGGCGCCGAGTTCGCAACGCCCGTCGCGAACCTCAAGAGCTACGGCATCGACTTCTCGACGCTCGCGCAGGCCGAAATCGTGTACCAGACCGACGGCTCCAACCTCATCGGCTTCGGCTACGGCCCCGCCATGGACCACGCGTCCACCGAGGTCTACCCCGTGCGCACGCTGACCATCACGCCCGAGGTGGAGCAGTTCGTGGTGCGCGGCTCCATGACACACGTGGCCTAGGGGTAACCCATGGCGAAGGTACTGGTTGAGTTCCGCGACCGCGTGACGTGGCGGAGGTGGAACGTGGGCGAAGAGTGGGAAGGCCCGCCAGAGCGCCTTGAGACGCTTTGTGAGGGCGGTTACGTCCAAAGTGGGGCAAATGCCCATGATGACGGAGAAAACGCCCAAAACGCCGCTTCTGACAAGCCAGAGGACCATCTGGACGGTATGACCGTGGCCGAGCTGCGGTCGCTCGCCGCCGAGCGAGGCATCAAGGTGGCGTCGAAGGCCACCAAGAAGCAGCTCCTAGAGATTCTGGGGGGCTAGCCATGGAGCCGTTCGCGAGTGTACATGAGTACCGCAGGGCGTACCCTGACGACGGCACGGACGAGGACGTGTTGCTTGAGAGGCTGCTTGAGGCCACCGACGTCATGTGCGCGGAGATGGACGGCGCCGACATCAGCTACACGGACCCGTCCGAGTCGTTCACGTTCAGGCTCATGCGCATCTGCCGCACTGTGGCGCACCGTGCGATAGGCAGCACCGGTGACTCGGACGTGCCGTTCGGGGCGACGCAGCTGTCTGAGACCTCCGCGCAGTTCAGCGCGTCCGTCCAGTTCGCGAACCCGAGTGGCGACATGTACTTGACCGCAGCCGAGCGCGCGGCGCTTGGGATAGGACAGGCGAGGGCGTGCGTGCTCTCGCCATACGGCTAGGCGGTGGTCGCATGCTGCTTGAGCGCATGGGACGCACGGTGACGCTGGAGCGGCCAGACGGGACCATGACCGAGGTGCCGCGCGTCCTGTACTACGACGCGGACACGTCAGACCAGACCGTGATGGACGTGCAGACGCGATTCATCAACCAGGCGCGCTACAAGGGCGACTCCAAGACCCTCACGCTGCTCTGGCCGAAGCGCGCACCGCACGACCTGATGGACTGCCACGTGTGGGTGAGGGGCGAGCGGTACCGCATATACGCGAACCCCACCCCGCCGTCAGGCACGCCCATGTTCAACGGCTACGACCTGTTCGTTACGGCCACGTGCTCGCTGTTCCTGTACGACGCGGAGCTGCTGAGGGCCGAGCGATACAGGGACGAGTGGGGCGTGTGGCACACGGACGAATTGCTGTCCACACCAGTCAAGGTCAACCTGCTTCGCCTGTCCGAAGATATGGTGTTCGAGGTCGGCCAGCACGGGATGGACAGCGTCGTGCTGCTTGAGCTGCAGCCCGACACGTGGGACTCGAAGTACGTCAAGTTCAGGTTTCAAGGGCACCTGTACACCATCAACTCTATCGACTACGCGCACGACGTGGTGGTCATAGGCGGCGTGAGGGAGGTTACCGATGAGTAGCTACGTTACCTGCGACGTCAACGACTTCTACGAGAACGTCATGGCGATGTTCGAGGGCATGGTCGAAGAGGCAGAGGCTCAGCTGGCCGATGAGGTATACGCCGCCGCCGACGACGCGGTGGACGAACTCAAGGCGGCATCAGGCGAGTGGTCACAGACCGATGACGCCGATGGGCGCCCTGCCCTCCTCTACGAGGAGGGGTGGGTGGCCTACAAGCACAAGATGCGCGACGGTCACGTCGAGGCCGTGGTGGCGAACAAGAACGCGCCCGGCCTCACCCATCTCATCGAGAATGGGCACGAGCTGTTCGTCTACGGTCACGACACGGGCAGGCGCACTAAGCCGAGACCCCACATCAAGGAGGCCTACGAGCACTCCGCGAGCAAGCACTTCGGGAGGTACTGACGATGGTTCTAGCCACCGTGGCGCAGGTGGTCGCCATGCTTGACAGGCTTGGCATACCCAACGCACAGCTCATGTGGGAGGACCAGGAGCCGCCAAGACCGCCATACGCGATTCTCGCGCCACACGAAACCATGCCACTCAGGACGGGTGGCGGAGTCATGTACGACGCGAGGAGATACGATATCGAGCTCTACGCGAAGCCGCGCGACATACCGCTTGAGAAACGGGTTCGCGCGGCACTCGACGAGGCCGAGGTCAACTACACGAGCGACGTGGCATTGGACGAGAAGGGCCAGGTCGCAATCACCTACTTCTCAATGACATTGGTTGAATAAAAGGAGGCAAACATGCCCGATCCAATCACCGAGCAAGTCACCGAGCAGATCGCGGAGTGGGGCATCCACAAGCTCGCTTTCGCGACCATCACGAAGACGAACGGGGTCATCACGGCGTTCGCGACGCCCGTCATGCACCCGGGAGCCATCTCCCTGAACATCACGCCCGGCAACAACACCGACAACGCGCTGTCCGCCGACGATGGCCGCTACTACGGCGGCGCTGGCGCGAAGACCAAGACGGGCGAGCTGAACGTTGCCCGGTTCCTAAACTGGTTCCGCGAGAACGTCCTGGGCGAGGTCGCGGAGGGTGAGGGACTGGGCGAGGGCGACGGCTCCTCTGCCGAGTTCGCCATGTTGTGGGAGACCAACAGCGACCAGGGCGGGACGCGCAACGTCTGGTACTGCTGCACCGCATCCGACATCACCAAGAACTTTGCTACTACGACGTTCGATGGAACGGTCACCTACGCGACCGAGACCTCGACCATCACCAGCTCGATTGCCGAGCTTCCCAACGGCAACAAGCGCCGTAAGTGGAGCTGCGAGAAGGGCAGTGCGAACTACGACGACTTCTTCGAGGCCGTGTTTTACCCAACGGGCACAAGCGGCGGCAACGGCAACTGACAGAGCTAATCTTCCCTATATACCCCTTTTGACCCCCATGGGTGGCGGGACGCTGTTCCTAAGCGGTGTCCCGCCTTTTTTTCTTAGGAGAGTGAAATGGCAAAGCGAGAAAACGCGCAGGTAGTGCGCACAAACGTGCGCGAGCTGAGCATCGGCGACAAGACATACGAGCTTGAGGCGTCGCTTGGAGCAGGCATAGTGTACTCGGACAGGTTCGCGGGAGAGCTCCGTGAGCCGTACAAGGGACTGCTTCCAGACGACCTCATGACTGTGTGGAGTAGGTCGAAGAGGACGATCGAGACGAAGGCGAAGGTGGACGAGGACGGCAAGCCCGTGACCGACGAGGAAGGGCGCTACGTCTATGACCCGGACGGAATCGACGTGGAGTATGAGAATCCCGACTACAGGGGAAACGACGTCGAGGCCATCCTGCGAATCGCATGGGCCATGGCGGTCGCCGCAGGTTCCACGAGGGAGTCCTACGAGGAATTCCGCGAGGGCGTCATCCATCAGCCTGCGGGGGCGTACGAGGAGGCCAGCCTGTTCACGACCGTCGTGCTCGTGCTGGGCGGCGGGATCATCTTTCGTACACCAAAGGGACAAGGCGGCGCTGAACAACCCGACGAGGAGGAAGCGCAAGCCTAGCCGACGAGAAAGCCCACCGACCCGAACCATCGAGGAGCAAACGTGGCCGGACGAGGCCCGCGTCCTGTCAATCATGGCGCACGGGTTCTCGTATGCCGAGGCATGGCACATGGGATGGCGGGAGTATTACAGGTTCGCGGCGCTCGCGGCGGCATGGTCGATTCCACATGACGAACGCGAGATGGCCGTGTTCAAGCCGACCGCAGCCGATAACGACGCCTACACGTAGCGACGCAACAGCGACAGACAATCGAATTGGGGGTCTGAAATGGCCGACTACAAGGGCCTCAACATACGCTTTCGTGGCGACTCAACCGACGCGTCGAAGGCCCTGCACATTCTCAGCGCAGAGGCCAAGAGCGCGCAGGGGAACCTGAACGCGGTGCAACAGGCTCTCGGCAACGCGGCAACGAATGGCAAGAACCTCGATGACGCGCTCAAGTCCATCCAGCTACAGCAGTATGGCAACGCGGCTCAGGCCGCGTCGGGCAAGGTGGACGCCTATAAGCAGGCACTCGTCGGTCTCAACGAGCGTCTGCAAGAGGCCCAGCAGAAGCTGGTCACGAACCGCGACGCGTTGGAATCCATGCCAGCGAAGTACGACGCCCTAGCATCCACGGCGAAGGGGTTTGCGTCTAGCGTTCAAAGCTCAATGGCCGAAGTAGTGGCCGCTCAAGAGAATCTTGCTAACACGAGTGTTGGAACGGAAGAGTACGAGGCAGCTTTCCAGAGACTTGATGACGCTGTTCTCAAGAACGTGCAGAACTTGTCAGCAGAGGGTGAGGAGCTTAATAAGGTCTCTGCGACGTACGGCACGCTTGAGGGCGCGGTCAACGCGGCGACCGAATCTATCCGCTCCACTGGTGCCGAGATCGAGAGCACGACTACGAAGATGCTCGTGCAGGAGTCCCGTGCGCGGGAGCTTTCGTCCGAGTACCTGCACCTGCAGTCCTCCATGACGGGCATAGGGCAGCTCGGTACGAGTGTCACAGAGTTCGGCCAGAACCTTGAGGGCGTAGGAAACGCCATTTCGAGCATCGGCGACAAGATGACAGTCGTCAGCGGCATCGCGGCCATGACCTTCGGCAGGAACATCATATCAAGCACCGAGGAGTTCGGCAACGCCATCTCGCAGCTCGGCGGCTATCTGGACATCCAGGGCGCGCAGCTGGACGAGATGAGCGACCAGGCGCTCAAGTGGGGCAAGGACACGCAGTTCAGCGCGACCGAGGCAGCACAGGCCATGAACGAGCTGGCGAAGGGCGGCATGACGCAGGCCCAGATCTCGGGCGGAGCGATGGAGGCCACGATGCGCCTCGCCGCCGCGGGCCAGCTCGACATGGCGACCGCCGCCGAGACATCGGTGCAGGCCATCAAGACGTTCGGGCTTGAGGCGGGCAACGCCGCCGAGATAGCCGACGCGCTGGCGGGTGCGGCCAACACCTCGACCTCCGAGGTGAGCGACCTCGCGAACGGCTTCAAGTACGTGGGCGGCTGGGCGTCCATGGCCGGATGGAACATCAACGACGTGAGCGGCGCGCTGGCGCTGCTGTCCGACCACGGCCTGAAGTCCGAGATGGCGGGCACGGCGCTGCGAAACGTCATGCAGCGGCTGGCTGCGCCGACCGACACCGCAGCCAAGCTCATGGAGCAGTACGGGTTCTCGGTGCGTGACTCCGAGGGCCACATGGTCAGCGCCGTGGAGGTCGTGGACCGGCTCAACAAGACGTTCGGGCAGCTGGGCGACGCCGAGAAGCAGAAAGTCATGAATGACATCTTCGGCGCGCGGGCCCTTCCCGCCGCCGTCGCGCTCATGGACGAGGGCGCCGAGTCGCTGCAGGGCTACATCGACTCAACCGAGCAGGCAGGCTACGCGTCCGAGATGGCGCAGAGCCGCATGGGCGAGCTGGGATGGGCGCTTGAGATGTTGCGCGGCGAGGCCGAGACCGCCGCCGTCAACTTCGGAACCGCGCTGACCCCGACCATAAAGGCTGCGGCGAACGCCATCGAGGACGCGCTGACGTGGTTCAACTCGCTGAGCGACGCAGAGCAGACCAACATCGCCAACATGGCGCTCATGGCAGCAGCAGCCGGTCCCGTGATATCCGTAATCGGGCATCTCGCCAGCGGAATCGGCGGGTTCGTCTCGTCACTTGGCGGCGCCGTCTCCATGCTCGCCGACTACAAGACGGCGTTGGATGCTGGCTATCAGGGGATCGAAGCGCTCAATGCCGTGCAAGCCGGTCTTGGCGAGAAGGTCGAAGCGCTGGCAACCGGATCGATGGCGATGCTCGTGGCATACGTCGCAGGCGACGTGATATCCACGTTCTCGGGCCTCGTGGAAGAGCTCAACCTGGTATCTGATGCGACAGACGGCATAGCCGAGTCAATGTCGGTGGCATACGTCTCGTTCGAGTCGTACGCGGCCATCACTGAGGAGGCTGCATCGTCCTTCGCCACGATGGTGCAGACCCTGAGCAATGCCAACGATGCGCTGAGGTCCAACGCCGAGTTCGCCGAGAGCACCAAGGACACGCTCTCAGAGCTCGGCACCAACGTGCATCTGGTCGAGGAATACGCAAACCAGATGAAGGAGCTGAGCTCGCAGGGGAGTCTCACCGCGGCGCAGCAGGAAGAGCTGAAGAACGCCGTCAACGAGTACAACGACATCACGGGCGCGGCCATCGAAGTCACCGACTCCCTGCACGGGACGCTCAACCTGCTTCCCGGGCAAATCGACGAGGTTACCGCAGCCTACAGGCGACAGGCCGAGCAGCAGGCGTACATCGACCTGTACAACGACGCCATCAAGCAGCAGGCGCAGAACGAGGAGGAGCTGGCAAGGCTCACCAAGCAGATGGGCGACGCGTACGCGGACGCGGCTGGCAAGGTGAAGCTCGCGTTCGACCCATTCTCGCAACTCCAGAACCTGCACGTCGAGGCTGACGTAATCAAGCTGCAACAGGCCATGCAGGGGCTCAAGGACTCCGGCGAGCAGCTGGCGTTCAGCGTTGACTACTGGAAGAACAAGCTCGACTCCATCGGCGACAGCGCGGTCCCGATATCGTCCCTGGAGACGGCGCTCGCATCTGTGGGCGTGACGGGCGAGCAGACGAAGAACCTCACGGACCGCCAGCTTGAGGAGCTGAGGGCTGCTTTCAACGTCTCGATAGACAGCATGATAGCCAAGCTGCGCGAGTTCGGCATCTCCGCAGGCGATACGAAATCGACACTGGCTAATGCCGCAGAGGACGCGACCGGCAACTACGGAAACGCGCTTGAGAACGGAATAGACGAGTCAACCGAGGCCGCGAAGAAGGCTCTGCAAAAGCAGAACGACGCCATCTACAAGGAGGCACAGAAGGCCTTCGACAAGCAGTACAAGGCCCTCCAGAAGTCGCTGGACGCGGCCTACAAGGCGCAGCAGAAGGCGTACGACAGGGAGTACAAAGAGCTGCAGAAGGCTCTCGACGCCGAGTACGACGAGCGGCAGAAGGCATACGACAGGGCGTACAAGGCCCAGCAGGACGCCTACAAGGACGAGGAAGACGCCCTGAAGAAGTCGCTCGATGCCAAGCTCGATGCGCTCAAGGACGCAAACGAAAAGGCTGAGAAGGAGTACAAGCGCACGCTCGACGCCCAGTACGACGCCCGAAAGAAGTCACTGGACGCCGATGCCAATGCCTTGAAGAAGGCCAACGACAACCAGCTCAAGGCGCTCAAGAGGTCGCAGAAGGACAGGACCGACGCGTTCACCAAGGAAACGAACGCCCGCATCAAGGAGATGGACCGCGAGTACAAGGCCCAGCTGAAGCTCCTTGAGAGGGAGAGCGGCATCGACGCCATAGACTCGCGCATCGACCAGCTACAGGACGAGACCGAGGCCGAGAAGCGAGCCCTCAAGGAGAAAGAGCGCAACGAGAAGGAGTCCGAGCTTCGCAAGGCCGTCGAGCAGGCGAAGACGCGTCGCTCGCGCGCGGACGCCGAGAAGGAGCTTTCCGACTACCTTGAGGAGATACGCGTCGAGCGCAACGAGGAGGAGCGCAAGGACGAGATCGAGCGACTCAAGGACCAGAAGGAACTGCTCAAGGACAGCTTGGACGAGAAGAAAGAAGCGCTCAAGGAGCAGTACGACTACGAGAAGGAAGCCTACAAGGAGCAGCGGTCCGAGCAGCTTGAGGCCATAAAGGACGCAGACACGCTTGAGTACGACGCGCTCAAGGAGAAGCTGGATGCCCAGCTACAGGCACGCAAGGACGCAAACTCGCTTGAGCTGGAAGCGTTGAAGCAGCACAACCAAGACCTGCTCGACGCCATGAAAGAGCAGCACGAGAAGCAGGAGGAGGCCCGCAAGGAGGCCTACGACGCGCGGCTTGAGTCCATGAAGGATCGTCACTCCGAGCAGCTGGACCTGATGAAGGAGCAGCAGAAGGAGGACCTGGACGCGCTCAAGGAGAGCCACCAGTCGCAGCTCGAAGCCCTGAAGGAGTCCCAGCAGGCGCAGCTGGAGTCAATGAAGGAGGGCCATCAAGCGCAGCTTGACGCGCTTAAGGAGTCCCAGCAGGCCCAGCTTGACGCGCTTAAGGAGTCCCAGCAGGCGGCGCTCGACACGCTGGACGGCGGCGGCAAGGCGATGGCGAACACCGCCCAGAAGCATGCGAGTGACACCAAGTACAAGGTCAACGCCGAGTTCAGCAAGCTCGCCAGCGACCTCGACGACAGCGAGCGCAAGATTCACGCGCAGATGCTCAAGAACGCCAACCAGACGGACAAGGATGTGAACGACACCGTCAGCGGCGCAGCCAAGAAGGCCGTCAACACGATGGAGCTCGCGGCCCCGCAGATAGAGACGGCGGCTGGCAAGCAGCGCGACGCCGCGAAGAGGGGATTGAGCGACCTTCCAAGCGACATGGAACAAAGTGGCAAGGAGGCGTCGAAGAACCTCGCGAGCGGCCTCACCAGCGGCGAGGTCAGCGTTCAGACGGCATCTTCGTCTGTTGCGCAGACCGTGAAGTACGAGTTCGACGATAGCAGTTGGGCTGACACGAGCGGATTCGACCTGATTCAGAACTTCGTGAACGGCATCTACAGCGGCGACGGGATACTCGACGGCGCGCTCAACTGGGTGGCCGAGCTGGTACAGGCGTACCTCGGGCACTCGGTTGCGAAGGTCGGCCCGCTGCACGTGGGCGGGCGCGGCGAGGCTGCATGGGGCGAGGACCTTGTGGAAAACCTCGCACAGGGCATGCACAACGCGGCACCTGCCCTCATGGACGAGACGCAGCGAATCGCAAGCATCATAAGCGACCCGCTCACGTCTGGTTTCGGAACGAACTACTCGATTGGCTACGACATCAAGCCGATGGCGAGGATGCTTACGAACGGCGTGACCGAGGCCCTGCGAAGCGGCGTGCCGCAGCAGCGTGGGGTGACGGTCGTGGTTCAGAACATGCAGGTGCGCAGCGAGTCCGACATCGACAGGATTTCTGAGCGCCTTTATGTGAGGACCGAGCAGGCCAGAAGGAGGGGATGGTAGGTGAGGGGCGAGACTATTACCTTCGACGGTCACCGGCTCAATGACAGGTTCTTTGTCGGCGAGGTGGCCGTTGGAATGCCAGAGTACGCGCCGCGCATCGAGGACCGCGAGTTCGCAGACGGCTCGCGCGTACGCGGCATGCGGCTCGGCTCGCCGGAGGTCTCCGTCCAGCTGGTCGCCAAGCCGATTTACGGCAGGGCGGCGCGGGAGACACTATCCGAACTGGTCTCGTGGCTGCATGTGGACGGCCCCAAGCAGCTCTCGCTCTCGTCCGACGGTGGGCTGTGGCGCATGTGCGTTCCCATCGGTGCGCCACAGATAGGCGACAACGAGTGGAACGACCGTGTGACCGTGACGTTTCGGCAAGTTGAACCGGCCCTCTACGGGGAGCGGCACGAGGTGACCGTGCCGAGCGGCGCGGCAATCACGTTCGTGGTCGGCGGCGACTATCCGACGTTGCCGAGCATCTCCACTGACGATGCGACCAGGGACTCCACGACGCGCCAATGGGGTGTGCGGCTGGATGACGGAAACGTGATGCGCGTGACTATTCCCGTGTCCGTCACGTCGACCGTCGAGATGGACTGTCTGTGGCGCACGTGCTTGGTCAACGGGGCGACTACCACTCCGACGCTCCTCAGTGACTGGTTCGTGCTTGAGCCGGGGGCGCATGTGGTCAGAAACGACATGGGTGCTGGCGACTGCACCTTATCGTGGTACGAGAGGTGGCACCGATGAGACGCTTCATAGTGCATGACAGGCGGGACAGCCCACTGTTCGACCTGGACGGGCGCATCGAGTCTGCGACACGCACGGAGATTCTTAACGGTGAGCACAAGCTGGATGTGACCACCTCGCAGCTGCTTGAGGAGGGTATGCGCATCCTCGTGCGCGACGGCACGCTGAGGTGGCGCGAGTGGGTGGTTGACGAGCCGGACGAGGGACATACGGAGTCCGGCACGCTCGGAACGTACGGCTGCACGTGGTCGATGCAATACGACCTCGCGACGGTCGACGGCGGAGAGCTGTGGCCCGGCACGTACTCACCCATCACGGCTGGTGCGGCGCTCGCCATGGTGCTCGGGGTGCAAAGCCGATGGGAGGTCGGCATCGTCACGGTTGCGGGGACTGCCGGGACGTCGCTCTACGACGGGCAGGTGTGGGACTACCTCGGGACGCTGTTGGAGGTGTGGGGCGGCGAGATGGAGCCGCGCATCGAGGTCGACTCAAACGGCGTGACGCACAGGTACGTCGATTGGCTGGCGCACGTCGGAAACGAGGAGCCGACTCGTCGTTTCGACTACGGCGAGGACGTGACCGAGATAAGGCGCATACCCGCACCAGGACCAAGATACTGCCGAGTAGTGCCGAGGGGTGGCAATGACGCCACCGACGAGGACGGCATCAGCTACAGCGCTCGCGTGGGAGTGGAGGACGAGCCCTACTCAAGTGGTGACGGATGGGTGCATGACGCGGGCTCGAAGTGGGTACGCGACCCAGACGCCGAAGAGGACTTCAAGCAGTCTGACGGCAATGGCGGTTGGCGCTACCCGGAGTTGGTGGTCACATACGACAGCGACGACCCCGAGGAGCTGCTGCAGCTCGCGGTGGAAGACTTGCACGACCACACGCGACCGAAGACCACGTACGAGGCGAGCGTCCTGCAGTTCGCGGCGGCTGGGCTTGACCCACACGGCGTGCAGCTTGGCGACGAGGTGCAGATAGTTGACCGGAAGTTCGGCGACGCGCCGCTCAGGCTTCAGGCCCGCGTGGTGGAGATGACCGTCAACGAGCTGGACGACACAGACGTGCAGCTGGTCATAGGAGAGGCCAGAAAGGGCATCGAGTCCAGCTTCAAGAGAATGAGCCATGCCATCCAGTCCGCCGAGGAGCGCACTCGAAGGATTGAGGGTGGCGGCACCATCGTCTACCTCAGGAACCTAATCGATCAGATAAACTCCGAGATAAACGCGACTGGCGGCTACAAGTACGAGGTGCCAGGAATCGGCACCCGCACCTACGACAGGGCTGTGAGCAACCCTGCGGTCGGCGCAGAGGCCACGCAGGTCACGGAGGTTCGCGGCGGCACGCTCCGCTTCGCCAACTCTCGCACGTCGGGCGGCGACTGGGAGTGGAAGAACGTCATAACCGCAGACGGCTACCTCGGCCTCGCGGCTACCATCGCGCGGCTCACGTCCGGCTACATCGGCAGCGCCGACGACGTGGTGTTCATCGACCTCGACAACCACGTGCTCAACATCGGCGAGAGCGCCCTGCTCGGGGGACGCACCGTGCAGGCCCTGCTGAGCGACGTGGACAGCGCGGGCGTGTCGAAGATCGAGTACGGCACGAGCTCGTCATCGTCCACCACCCCCACAAGTTGGTCAACGACGGTGCCGACGTCGGTGGAGAAGGGCAAGTGGCTCTGGGTGAGGACCACCTACAAGGACGGTGGCACTTCCACGACCAAGGCGTACGTCGGGACGGACGGCACCAACGGCAGGAACGGTGCCGACGGCGTTGGCATCGCGTCCACCGTCATCGAGTACGGCATCAGCGCTGACGCCGCGACGCAGCCCGACATGTGGACCACAACGCCGCCGACGAGCCTTCCGCAGGCCACGTGGCTGTGGGTGCACACGACATATACGTACAGCGACCAATCGACGAAATCGGTGTACGTGAAGAGCTACACGGGGGCAGATGGCACGAGCGTCACAATCCTCGGGAGCTACGACACGCTCGCCCAGCTCGAAGCGGCACACCCAACTGGCAGCATGGGCGACAGCTACATCGTCTCTGGCTATCTATACGTGTGGAACGGCGGAGCGTGGGAGAACGTCGGCCAGATTCAGGGTCCGCAGGGGCCGCGAGGCGCAACGGGCAACGGCATATCGTCACACGACGTGACCTACGGCGTGAGCGACAGCGCGACCGCGCAGCCCGACAGCTGGTCTGGTGCCGTGCCGACCGTCGCGCAGGGCAAGTGGCTCTGGACGAAAACCGTCATCGGATACACGGACGGCACCGACTCGACGTCGTACTCCAAGAGCTACGTCGGGACGGACGGCGAGGACGGCGCGACGGGCGCGACGGGTGCCACGGGAGCGACTGGCCCGCAGGGTCCGCAAGGCCCGCAGGGCACCAGCGTCACGGTGACCAAGACGGAGTACGGCACCAGCGCGAGCGCGTCAACGCAGCCGACCACGTGGAGCACGACGCCGCCGACCAGCATCGCCAAGGGCACGTGGCAGTGGACGAGGGTCACCTTCTCCAACGGCTCCACGGCCACGAACAAGAGTTATGTGGGTACGGACGGTGAGGACGGCACGAGCACCTACATCAAGAGCTGGAACTACGACGAGGACGCGGGCGTGACCACGCTGGTCGTCACGGACGGCACGTGGGACGCAACGCTCACCATCTCGGACGGCGAGGACGGCACGAACGGCACGAACGGCCTCGGCGGGTACGTCCACACGGCTTGGGCGAACTCGGCGGACGGAAGGACCGACTTCTCCACGACCGTCAGCACGGGCAAGTCGTACCTCGGGGTGTACACGGACAACACCGAGGCCGACAGCCAGCTGTACACGTCATACTCATGGTCGCTGATAAAGGGTGCCGACGGAAAGAAGGGTGACAAGGGAGACACGGGGCCGCAGGGCGACGCGGCGAGGTCGTATGCCCTGCTCATATCCCCAGACACGCTCAAGCGCGACAGGGAGACCTCAGCGCTGTCACCGTCGCAGGTGACGGTATCGGCATACATGGCAGTGGGAAGCGACACGCCCACGCTGTACATGGGTCGCTACAGCATCGAGGAGCATGACGGCTCGGCTTGGTCAACCAAGTACACAAGCTCAGCCAACGAAAGCTCCAAGTCCTACGAGCCGAGCGAGAGCGCCCAGATGATGCGCGTGACGCTGTTCGCGGCGGGAGGAACGACCACGCGGCTCGACTCGCAGACCGTGCCCATCCTCTCGGACGGCACCAATGGCGCGGACGGGACAGACGGCGCGGACGGCACATCGCCCTACTCCGTCTGGCTCACCAACGACAGCCACACCTTCCCCGCTTCGAGCACGGCGGCGCTTGGCGAGGACGTCAACACCTACGTCAAGGTCTACAAGGGGACCACGCTGGTCAGGCCCGTCACCATAGGCGCGTTGCCCACGGTCCCCGCGGGCATGTCGCTCAGGAGGCTCAACAACGGCTCCACGACCAAGGACGCCGGACTCACCATATCAGCGACCACGGCGCTCACCACGAGGAGCGGCACCATCGACATCCCCATAACGGCAGACGGCCAGAGCTTCACGGTCACGTTCTCTTGGGCGCTGGCACTTACGGGCGATGACGGCGTTGGCATCAAGTCCATCGTGCCGCAGTGGTACCTGAGCACGTCAAGCGCGAGCGCGACGGGCGGCTCATGGACCACCAACCCGCCCGCATGGAGCGAGGGCCACTACATCTGGACACGATCGCTCATCACCTGGGACACCACGCCGGAAACGACCAGCACGACGGACGCGGTGTACGACGCGTCGCTCACGCAGGCCAGCGCCACCGCAGCGGAGGCGATGACCAGGGCGACCGAGGCAGCGAAAACCGCGACGAACTACCTCACCTTCACCACGGGCGGCGGGCTGGACGTGGGTTACGCCGGAGCTCAGTCTCGTGTGAACATAAGCGGGGACGGAATCGGGCTGTACGGCGAGGACGGGACCGAGGGCGTGCGCATCACCGCAGACGGCGAGCGCATCGGGCGCGAGGGCGAGTCCCGCGCGCTGGTGGACTACCACTCGCTGCGGATGGTGGACAAGGACGACAGCGAGTACCTGTACGTCGGCGACC